TCACCCGCCGAGTCTACCCAAAAACGCCATCTCACTGAATCCTCGATATTTGAATGCTTTTACGAATTCTCGCGGAGAGCCCAAAAATCTATTGTTGACCTCGGCGAGAAGAGGACGAATTATGGCGATGCTGTAAGAAGCCAAAAAAGGCTCGTCTGTTTCGACCAGTCGAGCTGCTCCAATAGTGCCATAACGCGCCATCAAGATATCGCCCTTCTCGGGCCTGCATTTCTCGGACAGGCGCAAGAAATCGTCCTGCGAGATACGCTTTGCTCCAACGAAGTCGACCTTACCATCGGAGGTAAAATCTTTTGGAGAAATGAACGGGATACCATTCTCAGCACCTTTGGGCATCTCGTGATTCATGTCCCCGATGTACGATGTGAGCCGCTCCAAAGGCTGGGCATGGTACCGGGCCAGTAAGTCTTCAGACAGGTGCGACAGAGTAGATAACATCAGGGCTTCGGTTGTTTCGACTGAAGCGCTCCGGAGCCGGCGGGCTTCTTCGATTGTGGCGGAGAGTTGGTCGAGGCGGGCGACGATGCGACGCTGGTTTTCCAGGAATGATGGGAGCTCTGGTTCGGCCCCGACACATCCAAATTCAATCCAATCCAAGAAATCGCTCACACGCTGCTGTATGCCAAAATCTGGAGCCGGCACGAGATGCCCTAGAAAGTCCCGTCGGCGCAGATGCATCATTCCAATGCCGACGACTTTTTGCTGCATCTCGTCAAAGACGGCTTCTATCGCGTGCCTGATATAGGGTCGATGGTGCCCTGGAGTTTCTGTCACCTTGAATATGTGCTGGTTAAGGATTCCTCTAGGGCCCGGCCAAATTATCGATTTGAAAGAGGCAGACCATGAAACGAGCAGGTCTCCTTGGACGACATGGTACCTAGGATCGAACTGTTCGCTCGTAGCGATGTACTCAGATCTGGGATTCGAAATGTTACTGATTCGGATGATCGGTGTTCCCGTATCGGACAACAAACTTTGGTCATAGCTGGTTCCGTTCAGGAACGAAGCTATGTTTCCAAGAGGTCGAGCCGTCACATGCTTCGCCAGTCCGTCGATTAGGATCTTTCGCGCCGCAGTGAGTACAGGAGCCTTACTCCATGTGCCATCATGTAGCAGACGTATCGTGGCCATGATTATCGATTAGCAAGGAGTGATTTTGTTTCCCTGATCAGCTCCATGATCCGCTTCTCTTTCGCGAGGATGCTGTCGAGGAGTTGTTCGGGCGGGAGGTGCTCCAGGTCGTCTTTGGCGCTGGGGTTCTTGAGGTCGAGGTTGGCGGAGAGGAGGTTGTCCTCCCCGTCGTACTTCAGGATGTCCGCTGCCTTGACCTTCCAGGCGCGGCCGTTCTCTTCGCGCTTCTTCCACCACTTCAGTAGTGGCTCGAACTCCTCGAATTGGAGGGGTTTGGTCTTGCTGTAGTTCTTGCGACGTTCAGGCAGCGCGTGTTCGTAGTACCAGATGTCCTTGGTGGGGCCGGAGCGGTCGAAGAAAAGCAGGTTTGTCGGGATGCTGGTGTAGGGGGCGAAGACGCCGTTCGGCAGGCGGACAATCGTGTGCAGGTTGTAGTTCTTCAGCAGGTCCTCTTTCACGCGGGCGCAGACGCCGTCGCCGAAGAGGGTGCCGTTGGGCACAACCATGCCGCAGCGGCCGCCCTGGCTGCCGCCCACGGGGCGGCGGAGCTTGCGCATGATGAGCTGCAAGAAGAGGAGCGCGGTCTCCGCGGATTGCCGGTCCTCGGGGAAGTTCGAGAGGATGCCACGCTCCTCCTCGCCGCCGAAGGGCGGGTTGGTCATGATGACGTCCACGCGGTCCTTGTCACCGATCTCACGGAGCGGGAAGCGGAGGGCGTTGTTGGGGTCCACGTCGGGGTACTCGACGCCGTGGAGCAAGAGGTTCATCTGGCAGAGCAAGTACGGCAGGGGCTTAGGCTCGATGCCGGAGAGGGTGCCACGTTGGAGACGGGCGCGTTGCTGGGTGGTTTTGGCCTGCTTCTCAAGGTGCTGAAAGGTTTCGACGAGGAAGCCGCCGGTGCCGGCGGCGGGGTCGAGGACAGTCTCGCCGAGACGCGGGTCGACGACGGAGACGATGAGCTTGACGACGGCGCGGGGCGTGTAGAATTCGCCGGAGTCGCCGGCGGCGTCGCGCATCTCGCGGAGCATGGTCTCGTAGAGATGGCCGAGGGTGTGGATCTGGTCGAGCGAGGTGAAGTGGATTTCGTGGACCTTGTTGAGGACATCGCGCAGGAGGTAGCCGTTCAACATGCGGTTGACGGCGCCCTGGAAGACGGCGGCGATGACGTCGCGGCGGTCGCCATTGGCGCTGCGGAGGGAGCGCAGGTAAGCGAAGAGGCCGGGGCCGCGGTTCCCGTCGGGGCGCACGGCTTCGTCCTGGTTAATGAAGGCGATTAGTTCGGGGCCGGTGATGCCGCCGGTGGTTTGGGCGGCCCAGTCGCGCCAGCGGTAGGGTTTCTCGATGGCGGGCTTGAAGCGCTTGCCTTCCATCCTGGCTTCTTCTTCGCGGGTGCGCTCCATGTCATCCAGGAATTTGAGGAACAGGACCCAGGTGAGCATGGGGAGGCGGTCGATGTCGCCGGAGAGGCCTTTGTCCTTGCGCATGATGTCTCGGCAGGATTTGATCAGGGAGCCGAGCTGCTGGGCGGTGGATTGGGGCTGGGCGGTCTTTTGGGCGCGTTTGGTTGTCATTGGGGCTTGATGGTTGTGGTGTGCGTCATTCAGCATGCCCGTTCTTACGCTTGGGGCAGGCGATCGTCTTCTGTCGCCCGCGTGGGCTCGCATAGCGGTTTGCACGGCTTGGCAGACGACGAACTGCGATCGTCTGCCCCGCAGAGCAGCAGAGCCGCAGCCAAGACCGGCGCGCCGGACTTGGCCAACTTGGACGGGACAGCTTCTCGCGGGTCCCGCGGCGTGCCTCTTTCCCTGGTCCACCGGGCAGCGAGATGAGTCTCGCTGCGGCAGGCAAGAGTGCCCACGCCACAAAGACGCTCCACATCCGGCAAATCGTCGCAGGACGGCAAGATTCCTTGGTGCTGTAGTACGGGGTTGATGGCATAGTCCCCATTGTGTCTTACGCCCCCTGACGGGGGCTGGGTTGCTTTGAATGCTTGGTTCCCACGGCTTTCGCCGTGGGCTATTCTCTGTCGCCCTTCGGGCTGGGTGTCCGCAGGAGTGCGGACACGGCACGCTTGAGAGCGTGCGCTACAAAAGGGCTCCATGCGGCTTGCGCCGTGGGCTGTTCTCTTTTGCCCTTCGGGCTGGGTGTCCGCAGGAGTGCGGACACGGCACGCTTGGGAGCGTGCGCTACAAAAGGGTTTCACGCGGCTTGGGCCGTGGGCCGTTCTCTTTCGCTCTTCGGGCTGGGTGGTCGCAGGTTTGCCCGCTCCACAACAGGCTGAAGCCTGTGGGACGGGAATGTCGGCTCGAAAGCCGACATGCAGCCTGAAAGGCTGCGCCACGCTTGGGTTAGGCGGCATAGAGGAGTTCCTGCATCTTGGTTACGGCGTCGCGGAGGCGGTCTGCTCCGCCGAACAGGTTTGAGATTTCGATTATGGTGCCTCGGTCGGAGATGGGCGGGAGTTTCAGAATGTCCGGGATCTTGAACTGGGCGATGTCGTAGTCGATGTACTTGTCCAGGATGTCGTTGAGGACTTGGCGCGCCTCGGGGGAATACTGGTCGAAGAAATCCTTCTTGGCTTGACGCAGGAGTTTGGCTCGCTCTCTGCGGGTGCGGAGCGGGGCGTTGAAGGCTATGTGGCAGAGGAGGTCGAAGGGGTCGGCTCCCGGCTGGCCGGCTTCTTCGGCGAGTTTCTCGAAGGTGATGCCGCGGTCTTCGAGGGCGGCGATGATGGCGGCGCGTTCTTCGGCGTCGGACCACTTTGAGCGCAGCTCGGCGGCGGAGGTGTAGAGGCTACGGACCTTGCCCGCGGTGTAGTCGGTGAAGCTGAGGACGCGGAGCTGCTTGCCGTCGGGATCGAGCACGTAGACGACGTGAATTCCGATCTCGACAGAGCCGTTATCGACGTAGTATTTGCGGCGCGGTTCCAAGGGCTCGGCTTCGAGTAGCGGGACCGGGTCGACAATGGGCGGTTCCTCTGCGATCGTCTCCTCTTTGGTTTTGTTGCCTTCTGGGTCCATCTCCTCTTCGGTGATCAGGGCGGGGTCGCCGTCGAAGTCGGGATCGGCGAAGAGACGGGTGGCACTGCCGGTGTAGTCGAGGATGTTGAAGAAGAGCTTGCCGTAGTCGGAGCGGACGCGGGTGCCACGGCCGATGATCTGCTTGAACTCGGTCATGCCGTTGATGACCCTGGCTATGACGATGTTTTTGCAGGTGGGCACGTCCACGCCGGTGGTAAGCATCTGGGAAGTGGTGACGATGGCGGGAGTCTGCGTCTCCAATTCCATGAAGCGGTCGAGGTGGCTGCGGCCGAACTTGCCCTCGTCGGAGACGACGCGGGCGACGTAATCGGAGTGGACTTTGACGAGGTCGGCGTTGCAGTTGTTCAAGGCCATGCGCATTTCCTCAGCGTGGTCCTGGTCGACGCAGAAAACGACGGTCTTGCCGAACCGACCGTTTTCCTTGAGGAAGTCCGAGAGGTTGCGGGCGATGGCTTCCGTGCGGGGCCGTAGCGCAAGCGTTCGTTCGAAGTCGGGGGTGGTGTAGATCTCGTCGGGGATCTCGCGGCCGTAGCGATCGAGCTGACCCTTATTGGGACGCCAGCCAACGGTATCGACTGTGGAGGCGATGCGGTGGACGCGGTAGGGGGCGAGGAAACCGTCATCGATGCCCTGGCGGAGGCTGTAGGTGTAGAGAGGATTGCCGAAGTAGCGGTAGGTATCGCGGTTGTCCTCGCGGAGGGGGGTGGCGGTCATGCCGAGCTGGTAGGCGTCCTCGAAATACTCGAGGATTTCACGCCAGTTCGATTCGTCCCTGGCGCTGCCGCGGTGGCACTCGTCGACGATGATGAGGTCGAAGAAGTTCTTGGGGTAGTCGCGGTAGAGGCCGGGGCGGTTTTCGTCGCGGGCGATGGCCTGATAGGTGGCGAAGTACATCTCGCGGCTGGTGACGGCTTCGCCCTGGATTTTCCAGCGGGCCTCGGCGAAGGGGGCGAAGTCCTTGGCCATGGGGTCGTCGACGAGGATGTTGCGGTCGGCGAGGTAGAGGATGCGAGGGCGGCGGTGCTCGCCGGTGCGGTTCCAGCGACTGTTCCAGAGTTTCCAGCAGGTTTGGAAGGCGATGACGGTCTTGCCGGTGCCAGTGGCGAGGGTTAGGAGGGCCCGGCGCTTCCCCTGGAGGATGGCCTGGACAGCGCGGTTGATGGCGATTTCCTGGTAGTAGCGGGGGGGCTTGCCGGCGAGGTGGCAGTAGGGCTCGAGGAGGTTGGCGGTGATTGTGTCGGAGATGTTCTGCGACTTCTTGAGACGGTCCCAGAGGGCGGCGGGTGAGGGGAAGGCTTCGAGGTGGCTATCTTGGCCTGTAAGAAAGTCGTGTTCGACGATGCCGTGACCATTGGTGGAGTAAGCGAACTTGAGACCCAGGATTTCGGCGTAGTCCTTGGCCTGCTGGATGCCGTCACCGGGGCTCTTGTAGGAGGGTTTGGCTTCGACGACGGCGATGGTGAAGTCGTGGCGGTACCTGAGCAGGTAGTCGGCGCGTTTCTGAGGACGGCGGCGGGGCTGGCCGGCGCCGACGACGATGCGACCGTCGGTGAAGGAGCGTTGTTCGGCGATCTGGTCGTCGTCCCAGCCGGAGTCGTAGAGCTTGGGGAGGACGAACTTGCGGCAGGTGTCGGCTTCGGTGAGCGCTGGGGAGAGCGGGTGCGGGTTGTTCACGGCGGGCGCTAACCTTGAGCCGGCGCTTGGCATGGCATACCGAATGATTAGTACTGGGAGCTATGGTATTCGGAAGCTCAGGTCTGATTGTAGGGCGTTACGGGTGTGGGGGCAAGGGAAATCCGGAGGGAGGCGGTTGCAGGTAGAAGTTAGATCATGGTGGACAGATGAGCTTATGCCCCCTGGCGGGGGCTACCTCGGCCCGTCCGCCCGCGACGTCCTAGAGGACTAAACGTTTGATCGCGACCAGGTACGCCACTTGCAGACCCAAGCGCTCTACGCCGTCGAACTGGTAGCTTCTACCGCGCGCCTCTGCGCCATGAACCTGCTGCTGCACGGCCTGGGCAATGAGAAGAACATCGCGGCCGGCAAGGACAGCCTCGCCGCCAAGCCGTCGGTCAACTACGACATGGTGCTCACCAATCCACCATTCGGCAAAAAGTCCAGCGTCACGATCATCAACCAGGATGGCGACGAGGTGAAGGAGCGCAAGGAGATTCTGCGCGACGACTTCTGGGCGACCACCAGCAACAAACAGCTCAACTTCCTCCAGCACGTCCGCAGCCTGCTGAAGATCAACGGCCGCGCCGCCGTGGTTTTGCCCGACAATGTGCTGTTCGAGGGCGGTGCCGGCGAAACCATTCGCAAACGCCTCTTGCATGATTGCGACGTGCATACCCTGCTGCGGCTGCCCACCGGCATCTTCTATGCCCAGGGCGTCAAGGCCAACGTGCTCTTCTTCGACCGCAAGCCGGCCAGCGAAACACCTTGGACCCGCACGCTTTGGATCTACGATCTGCGCACCAACAAGCACTTCACACTGAAGACGAATACGCTCACCCGCGCCGACCTGGACGAGTTTGTCCGCTGCTACAATCCCGCGAATCGCCACCAGCGGAGTGAGGGCGAGCGGTTCCGGCGCTTCTCCTATGAAGATCTGATCAAGCGGGATAAGGCCAATCTCGATATCTTCTGGCTCAGGGATGAGAGTCTGGGGGATTCGTCCGATTTGCCGGACCCGGCGGTTCTGGCAGCCGAAATTGTCGAGGACCTGCAAGCGGCGCTGGACCAGTTCGCGCAGATCGCGGCCGATCTCGGGGTGGGCGAACGGGACAGCGGCTCGGGGTGAGAGCGGCGGCTTCGATTTCAGGTGTCGGCAGGAGCGCCGACACGGCAGGTTGAAGCCCACGTTACGCAGCCAGCGGTTCTCCCTGCCGCCCCTTCAGCGGTACGCCTCTCTGCGATCGCGGACGCGGTGGACGGTGATGGTATCCTCGGTCTCGTCGAAGAACACGCGGTGGTTGCCGACGCGAAGCCGGAGCAGCCCTTCGAACTCCCCGCTCAGCGGCTTGACCCTGCCGGCGCCGGTTACCGCGTACCGATGAATGGCCGCCAAGATGTTCAGAGCGGCGCGCTGCCCGATCGCACGGACTTCTTCCGGAACGTTCGGGTGAAAGCGGATTTTCTTCACGTGAACGATTACTCGCCCTGGGAGTCGCGGATCTGGTCCATCGTGAAGCCGCACTCGGCGACCACCTGCTCGAAGGGGACGCCGCCCTTGGGGTTCAGCCGAAAATAGTCACGCGAAGCGGCGACGGCACCGCGGTCTTCCTCGGTCAGTTCCTCGCCGTCCTCGCGGACCATCACTTCGATCAGTTTGACAACGGCGTCGAACTGGGCGGCGCCGAGTTGGTCAAGCAACTGATGCGCGTGCTGTTTGTCAGGCATGGGCGTTCCCTTATCCTGATTCCATTGTAGCCCCGCTCAACGCGGAGGCGGTACGGTCAGGCGGTCAACCGATTCGAGTTTGCGAAACCCTCGAGAATCCCGGCAAGGAGCCGTGCATCCCCGGCATCATCTTTCGGAAAGCCCAGAACAAGATCCAGTTTGCCGGACCCCGCGGTTCTGGCATCTGAAATTGTCGAGGACCCGCAGGCAGCCCTCGACCAGTTCGCGCAGATCGCAGCCGATCTCGAGGTGGGCGAAGGCGACAGCGGCTCGGGGTGAGAGCGGCGGCTTCGGTCGAGATGCGCCGGCAGGACTGCGCGCTCCACATACGAGCGGCCTGTGCCACTAGAACCAGCGGCTTGCGGGTTCACTTGGCACTGCGCGGCAAGCCGCGAACAAAGCCGAACCAGGGGGTTCGGCGCGGTCCAGGGGGACCGCCCCACACAACGGACAGTGCATACAGCAGGCCACAAAAAGCGATGGCCTGCTCCACCGGGATACTCCCCTAGACTCGCAAAACCAGATTGGATCTTTCGCCCCTGACGGGGCTTCCCAAAAAACCGTGCGGATCCACACGGCTTGCGCCGTGGGCTATTATCTGGCGCCCCTGCCGGGGCTTCCCGATAGCCCGAAGAAACGCCGGCTCAAAAGCCGGCGGCGGGCTGAAAGCCCGACCCCACATCGGTGCGGTCGCGCCTTTGTGTGAGTTGGCAACAGCCGGTCACAAGATTTGAGAACGGAATTGTTTCTTTGTTTTCAATCGAGTGCGGGGTTTGGTGGGAGGGTGCAGGGCGTGCTCGATGTTACTTTGATGGCAGAGAACCTCGATTTGGAGGTTCTTGGAATCGGGGGCTACCGACGTGAAGGCAATTCTACAGGGACGGTGGAGGAACTGGGATGAGCAACCCCGCGAAAAAACAGAGGCCCAAGAAGGGCCCAACCCGCAAAGACGGGAAGAACAAGCCGCTTCAGCCAGCGAAGGAGGGCGGGATCGAGACTCTGATCAAGAAGTTTGAAGATTCGCTCGGAACGGATGGAGTCAAGCCGACCGTAAGTGAGTATATCCGATTGAAGCAGCTTCGCAAGGAGCTGGATGCAGAGGAACCCAAGGAGATTAAAGTGACGTGGGTAGAACCAAACGAGAAGGAATCTGTTACAGAGACATAGAGTACTGTCCGCTGCCTTCTCAGGAGAGGTTCCATCGGTCCACGCAGAGATTCAAGGGTTTCTCGGGTCCGGTAGGGTCAGGCAAGAGCCAGGCGCTTTGTCATGAGGCGATCCGGCTGACCTACCTGAATCCGGGCAGAGCGGGGCTGCTGGGAGCTCCGACGTACCCCATGCTGCGCGATGCGACGCAGATCACTTTGTTCGAAATCCTGGGGAGGAGCCGCATTCCGCACGAGTATCACAAAGCGGAGAACGTACTGACCATGACGGACACCAGGAGCCGCATCATCTTCCGGCCCCTGGACGACTACGAACGGCTGCGGGGAACGAATCTGGCGTGGTTCGGGCTGGACGAATTGACGTACACGGCGGAGGAAGCGTGGCTACGGTTGGAAGGGCGGCTTCGGGATCCGCGGGCGAAGCGGTTGTGCGGCTTCGCGGTGTGGACTCCGAAGGGCTTCGACTGGGTCTACCGGCGGTTCGTGAAAGACCTGGTAGAGGGCTACGAAATGACCCTCGCCGCGCCATACGAGAACCGGTACCTGCTCGATAAAGTGCCGGATTATTACGAGCGGCTGAAGCGGAGTTACGACGGCAGGTTCTTCGAGCAAGAAGTGCTCGGGAAGTATCTAACCGTGAGCGAGGGGCAGGTCTACCACGCCTTCGACCGCACCAAGAACTTGGTGGAAATGAACCTGGATGCGACACTGCCGCTGCGGTGGGCGCTGGACTTCAATGTGGACCCGATGTGCTCGGTAATCGCGCAGGTCCGGGATGGCGTGGTTCACGTTCTGGACGAGATGGTGCTGAGCCGGTTGAGCACGCCGCAGGTTTGCGAGCAGTTTTTGGACCGGTACGGGCGCCATCAGGCCGGGGTGGCGATCTACGGAGACGCTTCCGGATCGAGACGACAGACGACCGGATCAAGCGACTACGGGATGATGCGCGAGGCGCTCTCGAAGAGCAACATGAAGTGCCTCGGCTACCGCGTCCCGAGTGCGAACCCGGAAGTGAGGGAACGGGTGAGCGTAGTGAACGCGATGCTGCGATCGGCGGGGAACAAGAGCCGGCTGTTCATCCACCCACGATGCCGGGAGCTGGTGATGGACCTGGAGCAGGTGAGCTACAAACCCGGCAGTTCGGTAATCGAAAAAGACCGCGACCCGCGGCGGACGCACCTATCCGACGCGCTGGGGTATTTGGTGTGGCAGGAATGCAGGCCAATGGGACGGGCAGGGGAGCGCGGGGAGCGGCTGCTGGTGTGAGGGGAGAGGCCGCTCCCTCACGGTCGCGGTTCCGACTGGTTAGTGGACCGCTCTCTTACGTTCGCGGCTCTGAAACGTGTTCGGAAGGCGGCAAGGAGGAGACAGTGCTAGAAATCGACAGGGAACACCCGGAGTACACGCAGAAGAAGGCCACCTGGAAAAAGTACAAGGAGTTGTACGCAGGGGGCGACGAGTTTCAGGCGAACGCGAGCGAGTATCTCGTTCGGAGGCACCGGGAGCCGCTGGACGTGTACTCGGAGCGGCTGCAGCGGGTCTTCTACGAGAACTACCTGGGGTCCATCTTGGACTGGTACGCGGCCACGCTGTTCCGGCGCGAACCGGTTCTGACGTTTCAGGGGCCCAACGTAGCCGGGAAGGCGTTCTACAGCGAGTTCGTCGAAGACTGCGACATGAAGGGCACCTGCATATCCGACTTCTTCCGGAAGGTACTGGTGGAGACGATGGTGTGCGGGACGTCGTACGTGCTGGTGGACTTCCCCCGTACCAAGGACCCGGTGCTGAACCGGGCTCAGGAGGAGGCCGCCGGATGCTCAAGAGCCTACCTGGTGGATTACGGTGCACAGGACGTCATCAACTGGAGTTACGACGACAAACAGAACTTCGAGTGGGTGGTGCTGCGGACGTCCAGTCTGCGGCAGGGGTCGCCCAATGACGACGGATGGGTCCGTGAGACGAAGTGGACGTTCTACGACAAGGAAGAATTCAAGACGTACAGGCGGCTTGAGGGGAAGAAGGAGTCCGGGAAGCCACAACTGACCGACCACGGACGCCACGGCCTGGCGAAGCTGAAGCGGGTTCCGGTATTCCAGTTTCAGACGAGCGAGGGATTGTGGCTGGCCAACAAAGCGGCGTCGCTGCAACTGGAGCACTTCAACAAGTCCAACGCGCTGAGCTGGGCGCTGACGATGGGGTTGTTCGCGTCGCCGGTGATTTACTCGGACCGGGAATGGAACCAGATTGTGGGAGAGTCCTACTACATACAACTAGGGCCCGACGACAAGTTTGGCTGGACGGAGCCGCAGGGCAACGTCTACCAGATCGCGGCGGACAACTTGACGCGGCTGAAGGACGAGATCTACAGGGTCTGCTACCTGATGACGCAAGCGGGGGGCGGGCTGTCGGACGGCTCGCAACAGTCGGGGCTGAGCAAACAAAGAGATTTCACGATCACACAAGAGGTGCTGCGGTCGTACGGCGATGCGGTGAAGGACACGCTCAAGCGTGTACTGAAATCGATCGAAGCGGCCCGGGAGGACGGGCTGGCGATCGACGTATCGGGGCTGGACGAGTTCGACATCGGCGACTTCAGCGGCGAACTGGCGGACGCCATCAAGCTGCTGGGGTTGGGGGTGGGATCGAAGACGCTGCACAAAGAGATCTTGAGGAAGCTCGCGCTCAAGTATCTGTGCGACGTGCGGCAGGAGACCAAGGACCAGATCGTAAGCGAGATCAACCAGTGGTGCGAGCAGTCATAGGACAAAGGAGGCGAAGGATGGAGCAAGAACCCAAACAAGGCGCGGGGACGCCGTCCGAAGGGGGGCAGGACATCCGCGGCGTCATCCGCGAGGTGATCGAGGAGTACGCGCGGAAGGAAGTCGCCAAAGCGGAGCCCGCCTATCGGAACGAACTTGTGGAAGAGCGGAAGCGCAGGGAACAACTGGAGCGGCGGGTGAACGAACTGGTCCAGGAGAACTCGCGGAGCCGCAAGATGGCCGAAGAGGCGGAGCGGAACTCGACGATCCGGGCGGAACTGCAGCGGCTGGGGGTTGCGAAAGTGGACCTGGCATTCAAGGCCGTCAAGGACGACGTTCAGCGGACGGAAGACGGGCGGCTGGTGGGGACCAGCGAGAACGGGGCCGTGAGCCTGCGCGACTACCTGACCCATTTCGTGACTGAGAATCCGGAGTTCCTTCCGGCGCGAAACCTGGGCGGGTCGGGAGCGATGAGCGGAACGCGGGGCGCGCCGCCGGCGAGCCATTCGGTGGATCTGGACAAGATCAAGCCTGGAATGAGCCCGGAAGAGTTGGAGCGGGTCCGCCAGGAGATCGCACGGATTGCTTCGCAGGCACTGGGCGGCCAGTAAGGCGCAGAGTGGCTGCGGAAGACGACAGAACGCCCTCAGAGGCGGAATCAAATTGGATAGGAGAAACTAAATGGCAGCAATAACATCAGCCAATGTGGCTAACGCGATTGTCAAGTTGGTGGCGGTCGATGCCTTGCCCGCCCTGATGGGTAACCTTGTCATGGGGAACCTCGTCAACCGCGACTTCGAACCGGCGCTGGGCCAAGCCGGCGACACAATCAACGTGCCGATCCCGCCCGTCCTGGTTGCTCACAACCTGGCCGAAGGCGATACGGTGCAAACGCAGAGTGTCAGTCTGGGAAACGCTCAGATCGTGCTCAACACGCACGCAGAAGCCACCTTCCAGATTCCGGACATCACCAAGGTCCTGGCGGTGCCGGATCTGCTCAGGCTATACATGCAGCCCGCCCTGGTGGCTTTGGCGGAGAAGATCGAGAGCGACCTGTTGGGGCTGTATGCCGGGTTCAACGCGAACACGGCGGTGGGCAGCGCCGGGTCGCCGATCACAGAATCGACGGTGGACCTAGCCGAGACGGAGATGTTCGAGGCGAAGGTGCCGGCGAGCGAGCCGAAGTATCTGGTGGTGGATTCCGCCACTTACTCTCAACTGCGGCAGATCGTGCGCTTCAGCGAGTATCAGACGGCGGGGGACGCGGGTCTTCGGGCCATCGTCGAAGGGTCGGTCGGCAAGATCAAGGACTTCTACGTCCTGCGGTCGCAGTTTGTGAAGAAGACGGGGAGCGGCCCGACAACCACGCACAATCTGGCGTTCGCCAGGAGCGCGTTGGGATTGGTGGTCCGCCGGCTGCCGCAGCCTCTGCCGGGGACGGGCGCCATCGCCGAATACGCCGAGATAGGCAACTTCGGCATGCGCGTGGTGATGAGCTACCAGCCGAACACCTTGGCCCAGCAGTTCACGGTGGACGTGCTGTACGGCGCAGGCGTTTTGCGCAACTCGTTCGGTGTGCAGGTGAACAGCTAGCACGGAGAGCGGGTTGGGGACCCCGGCTGGGGGGCCGGGGTCCTTGGAGCGGGCTGGGCCGGCGATGGCAAAGTCCGCTCTCTTACGTTCGCGGCTCGGATCGGACAGGCGGAAGCGCCTGTCCTACCACAGAGGAGGGGAAATGGATCTGAAAGTGTATTACCAGAAGCTGCGACAAATCGAGGCGAGCATCACGGATGCGTGCGTGGTGTTGGTCAGCCTGGCGACGCCGGATGGCGGTCGGGCGGGCGTGGCTACAGAGGCGCCGCGCGACATCGCGGCGAAGATGATCGCCGACGGAAGCGCACGATTGGCGACCGAGGCCGAGGCTCAGGAGTTTCGAGAGAAGTGCCAGGAGGATTGCCGCGCGGCAGAACAGGCGGCTCTGGCGCGGCGGATACAAGTCATGGTTCTGAGCGAGCCTGAGGCTAAGAAGCCGGGCGGCGGGTCCAAGGGGACGAAGGGGCAGTAAGAGATGGCACTATTCACGGACGGGACCACCTCGACTCTTGAGGAGCTGAGGGGCTACGAGAGCGGATTGTACGATGTCGCCTCGATCGAGGGCATCGACTTGTCCCAAAAACTGGTTTTGGCACATCAGGAACTGGAGGTCGAATTGACGGCGCATTTCTTCCGGGAGCAACCCGAACAGCTCGGGCGTGTCGTCGTCACCCAGCCTCTCCACTTGTGGCACATCTTTCAGAGTCTGGCTCTGACGTACAGGGACGCATACAACAGCCACCTCAACGATCGCTACCTCGGCAAGTGGCGGGAATACCAGCGGATGGCCAACTGGGCCAGCAGGAGCCTGTTCGAGACGGGGGTCGGGTTGATCGAGGAAGCGGTGCCAAAGGCGGCAGCGCCGACGGTGCGCGCGGTCAGCGGCCAGGGCGCGGCGGCGATGTACTGGACCCGCGTGGCATGGGTGAGCGCGAAGGGCGAGGAAGGATGTCCCAGCGAGCCGGCCGTGCTGGCGGCAGCGCAGGGGACGGTGCCGGAGGTAGAGGCCGCGGAGGCACCCGCGAATGCGAGCGGCTGGAACGTATACGCCGGCCTGTCGATCGAGGACAGCCGGCTGCAGAACGATCCGCCAATCGAGATCGGCGCAACCTGGAGGCTACCGCTTTCAGGCCTGGCCGCGGGGAGGAAGGCTGGCAACGGTCAGCAGCCTTCATCCTACGTACGAATCAACCGCGTGTTGCAAAGGGGGTAACCGCCGTGGCTCAAGTTGCCAACAATAGCTCAGGCCGGCTGGCGGCCATACTGAACGGTCCGATGGGACTCTCCAACAGCCTCGCGGCGATCTCCAGCCGAGAGAACGTGAAGCTCGGAGAGATCGCGCCCCAGCAAATCTTGCCGCAAAACGTGGCGCCGGAACTGGCCGAGCGGACGGCGGGGGTCAAGTACCCGGTCTACTACGTGTTCTGTGAGAAGTTCACGAACCAGCTTCGGGAGAAGTTCCGGACGTTTTCGGGCAAGGCCCGTCTGGTGGTGGACGTGCGTGTGACCCACGAACGCCTGGAAGAGCTCGGCCAGCAATTGGAGCTGCACGCGGAAGCCGTTACGGATGTGCTGGACTCGCACCGGGGGGACTGGGGAGGAGGCATCTTCTACACGGGAGGTTACGAGGTGACTTTCGGCGGCATGAAGCACGGCGGCAAGAACTTCATCCAGAGTGCGAAGGTTGCCTTCGAAGTGGACGTAAGCATCGGCTGATGGGGTGAGGAACGAATCTTATGGCCTGTTACATATCGTCAAACAACAACCGATTCTACGCGGCCGTCGAGACCGCCTATGGAACGGTGCCTGCAATCACCGCGAGCAACCGGTTTCCCGGCGTGAAGCTGGCGCTGAAGCAGGACGTCGAAAAACCGCAGCGCAAAGACAAGACGGGGACGCGCACGTTTCAGGGGTTAGCGCCAAATCTTCGCAAGCAGACAACCTTCGATCTGAGCAGCTACATGACCGGCTGGACGGATGGGGCGGAGCAGCCGGGGTATGGATCGCTGTTTCAGGCTGCATTAGGAGGCGAGGCGTTGGTGTTTGCCGGCGGTGTGGCCGGGGCGGGTAGCGGAGACAGGACGCTGGTCTTCTCCGCACCGCACGGGCTGGCCGCGGGGCAGGCGGTGACCTTTGACGGAGAGATCCGGTTCGTGTCAGCCATCGCGGACGACCGGACCGTGCTGTTGAACGCCCCGTTCAGCTCCGCGCCTGGCGCAGGGGCGCCGATCGGACGGACAGTCACGTACATGCCGGCGAACCGGCTCAGGAGCGCCAGCATCTTCGACTACTGGTCGCCGGCAGAGGCGGTGCAGCGGATCGCGTGCGGAGCGGGCATCGAAAAGATGCAGTTGCGGATCAACGGCGACTACCACGAGTTTCGCTTCACGGGCACGGCCAAGGATCTGTTGGACAACAGCAGTTTCACAGGGGGACAGGGGGGATTGTCGAGTTTCCCAGGCGAGCCCGCGGAGGCGGTGTTCGACTACTCGATCATCCCCGGTCATCTGGGACAAGCCTGGTTGGGGACGATCTCAGACCGCTTCTTCACGATCACCGATGCCAACATCACGCTGGATAACAACCTGGACCTTAGGGCGCGGGAGTTCGGGGCCATCACGCCATGCTGCATGGCGGCGGGCACGCGCAATGTGTCGGTGGACTTCGACCTTTACGGCCGGGAGGACGCAGCGACAGTGTCTTTGTACCAGGCGGCGCGGCAGCGGTCCCCAATCGAGGTGATGTTCCAGTTGGGACAGGAGGCCGGGCAACTGTTCGGCGCATACATGAAGAGCGTCGTTCCGGAGGCGCCCGAATTCGACGACAGCCAGACGCGCATGCAATGGCAGTTCCGGGGGTGCAGGGCGCAGGGAACGGTGGACGACGAGATGGTGGTCGCCTTCGGGTAATGACATGAACTACGAGAGCCACAGGACGATCGCGTCGACGAGCAATCCGGGGGTCACCTTCAAGCTGCGGCGGATGTCGGTGGAGCGGCGGCTGGGGTTGACGCGCCGGCTGAGGGAGTTGCTCCAGAGGGTCGAGTTTCTGGAGTCCGGGGAAGATCCGAGGGAGAGCATGGAAGCCGCTTTGCTCGCTACCGAGATAAATCAGGTCTACCTTCTGTGGGGGGTGGCGGAGATCGCGGGTCTGGAGATCGACGGGCAGGCAGCAACGCCGGAGACTCTGGTTGCGGCGGGGCCCGAAGAACTTTGTCGCGAGATCATCTCCGCGATCAAGGCCGAGTGCGGCCTGAGCGCAGACGAACGAAAAAACTAATCCTCGCCTTCCAGTTCCAGTTCTCGGATCAGGCCGGGTGGAAGTGCGAGACATGCAGGGCAGCCGGCCTGGAGAAGAGGCGACGTTGCAGGTTTCTTGCCGGATTCGAAGATGGGTGCGAGCGGGCGATCTGGGCGCGGAAGCACGTTGTGGCGACGAGCTGTCCGAAATCCTCGATCACTCCGGAGAGCCTCTCCTGGATCGAGGAGTTTTACGCATGGAAGCTCGCCGGAGGGATGGACTACCGGACCATGAGCGCGCGCCAGGTGGACGCGTTCACCGTGCTGGAGAGGGAGTTGGCAGCGGAAAGGAGAGACGCACGTGACTGACGCGCAAAGAACCATACTGAACGCCCTGCCGCCGGGCAGCGGAAGCAGCGCCGAAGCGTCCGCGGCGGAAGTCGCGCAATGGGCTGTTCCTTCGGTTACACCGGGACTGGGAGAGAACGTCGCGACGATTGCCACGCAGTTGGAGCAACTCCGCCCACTGACTCAACAGCAAGCGGAATCCGTGGCGGAGAATACCCAGGCGGTGGCGCAGAACACGGTTTCGCAGGCACAGGGCGGCGTGGCGTCGGCCGCAGGCAACATCGCGAAGACGGCGGCAAATACGCTGGGCGGCGCCTTGAGCGTGGTGCCGCTGGTTTCCGCGCTGGTCGGGCTCTTCAAGAAGGACAAGCCCGAACCGCCGCCCCTCGAGACGTATACTCTGCCCCCTTCGATTCAGTTCCAGGGCGCGTTGCTGGCGGGCGGTTCGCAGGGGATCGCGGGCGTGGATTACGGACAGGATGGACTGCCGCGGGCCGTGACTCCGAGCACGCAGAATACCGCGCCGTCCGTGACGGTGCAGGTACAGGCTATGGACAGCCGGTCCTTCCTGGACCACAGTGACGACATCGCCCGAGCTGTGCGCGAGGCACTTCTGAACGCGCATTCCCTGGGTGACGTGATGAGCGAGCTATAGTATGAGCGCCTTCCCTCTCCTTAAGACCGGGGCCGTGCTTCAGTACCCGGCCTCCCAGAGCAGCAGCCACTCGACGTGTGTGCTGCGCTTTGTGGACGGCAGCGAACAGCGATTCCGCGAGTACGCGCAGCCGCTGAGGAAGTGGATGATCCGGCTGGAGCTTCTGGACGAGACCGAGGTGGCGACTTTGGAGGATTTCTTCCAGTCGCAATTGGGACGACTCGGCGATTTCGCGTTCACGGACCCGTGGGATGGGACGACCTACCCAAGCTGCAGCCTGGAGGAGGACAGCATCACGATGACGTTCGAGGACCTGATGAGGGGCCAGTTAGCCGTTGTGGTGCGGGAGAACAGGGTCTGACATGCTCTACTTTCCACAGCTTCTTTCGGGGGCCACGGCCCAGTACCCACTGGTGAAGCGCCGCATTTGCCGGACAATCACCAGCGTTAGCGCCGAAGATCGCCTACTCAAGCTTTCCGACCCCAATTGGTCACGGCTGGAATGGGAAATGACTTTCCAGACACTGACCACTGAAGAGCGGGCCGAACTGGCGGCTTTTCACCGCGCGGCGGAAGGCTGTCTGGGGGAGTTCACTTTTCTCGATCCCACGGAAAACCTGCTGGCGTGGAGCGGCGATCCCGGCCAGACCCTGTGGACCAAGGAGCCGTTTGTGAATCTGGCGAGCGGCGTCGCCGATCCGGAGGGGGGTACGCAGGCTTGCAGGGTCACAAATGGCGGCGTACTACCGCAGACGTTGCAGCAGACGATACAGGGTCCGGGTTGGTTTCAGTACTGCTTCAGCCTGTACGTGAGAAGCCAGAGTCCCGGAGTCCTCGGCGTATATCGATCCACGGGCGGGAACGAGGCAGCGGCGGCGTATTCTGTCGGTCCGGCCTGGCGGCGCCTGGCGCATGCGGGGAGGAGTCAGGGCACAGCAGAAAGCGTGGCATTCGGCATCCGGCTGAGTCCGGGATCCGCGGTGGAAGTGTACGGGATGCAGGTGGAGGCGCAACTGGCGCCGTCGGCATATCGAAAGACGACGTCCCGAAGCGGCGTCCACGAGAAGGCGCGCTTCGATAACGATGTGCTGACGCTCGCATCGGACGGCCCGGAACAGCACTCCTGCAAGGTGCGAATTGTGGCGCCGCTAATCGGTTAGTGGTCCGACTGAGTGGTTGGGTGCCTTTCGCAACCCCTCTCTTACGTTCGGGGCTCGGATCTGACGAACGTTTCCTCGCGGTCAGAGCACTAGGAGAAACATGTCCACCATCTTCGACTTGAAAGAACAGAACGTGACACAGACGCCGCTGTTTCTGTTCACATTCGAATTGAGTTCGGGCACGGTGGCGCACTGGTGCACCCACCGGGTCGAGGTTGAGGGTCAAGTCTATGAGGCGCGGGTGCTCGGCCATAATCTGTTCGATATGCGCGCCGACTCGGAGGAGGGGATTGACAGCCTCTCCAAGCTCACGGTCACGCTGGCGAACGCGGACTCCTATTGCTCACAGATCGAGCGCAGCACCGGCTGGAAGGGCGCCAAGACGACTGTGCGTTTTTTGTTCTTCGACCTGAAGAATGGAGCGCCGGCCTCCGAAAGCGTGGTGGTGTTTCGGGGGGTGGCAAACTCGCCGGACGAGATCACCGAATCGACCCTCCGCCTGACTGTCTCCAATCGCATGAACCTGCAGCGGCTGCTCGTTCCGGAGGTTCGCATCCAGCGGCGATGTCCCTGGAACTTCCCTGCCAGCCCCGAACAGCGGGCCGAAGCCGTCGACGGAGGTACACGGGGGAAATACTCGCCCTTCTACCGCTGCGGATACTCTCCGGAGGTGCCAGGCGGGGCGGGGAACGCGAACGGAGGCACGGCCTACAGTTCGTGCGACTACACGCGCCCGCAATGCCAGCAAAGAGGGATGTTCGACAAGGATGCCGCGGAAAACGCCACGCGGCGTTTTGGCGGAGTGGAGTTCGTCCCTCCGACTATCCAGGTGCGAACCTACGGCGAGAAGAGCTTCCACGCATCGCCGGTGGTCGAGAACGAAGGCCGGTACAACGATTTTGTACCGATCGTCTACGGCACGGCATGGTACGCGCCGCCGATCGTTTTTGCGCGGAACGACGGCAATCTGACTCACGTTGAGATCCTCCTGGGGATGGGGGAGATCCAGGGAGTGCTGAAGGTCCTGGTCAACAGCGTTGAGGTTCCCCTTGCGCAGACGGGCGTCGACATGACGGCTACAGGCTGGTATTCCGTGGCGAACAGTGGAACCCGGACCGGCGAGTTCAATCCGGATTTCACCGACGGGGCTGGGAATCCGCTAGGGGACCCGTATGGGAGTATGGCGTTCCTGTCGCTGGTGGTTCCAAACCGGCTCAACGACGGAGCAGCGTTGCCGCGGGTCCAAGTGCTGATCGAGGGTCTGAAGGTTTCCCGATTCGGAACAGACGCCGCCTATCTTGGCGACACGTTCGACAACAACCCCGTTTGGGTGATTCTGGACATCCTCAGACGGAGCGGTTGGGCTGCGGAGGAGATCGATCTGGCCAGCTTTGCCGAAGCGGCAGCGTACTGCGCCGCTCCGATCGACGCGCTGGACTTGCACGGTAACGCGACGGTCATCCCGCGCTTCCAATGCAATCTGGTGTTGCGAAAGAGACGCAGTGTCGCCGACGTAATTCGCGGAGTCAGAACCGGCAGCCGTCTGTATCTGGCCCATGGCATCGATGGACGATTGCAGCTTCGGGTCGAGGACACGCTTGCACTACAGCAGCCGTCGAAGCCGGAAGGGAGCAATAGTCTGGAGGTCCTGGATGGCGGCTGGCCGAGCTATGAATTCGGGGATGGCACGGAGGGCACAGGCGGCATCTTACGCAAGGAGAATGGGGAGCCAGCCATACGGTTCTGGGGCCGGAGTGCCGCGGACACGCCCAATCGTTTCAGCGTCGAGTTTCAGGACGCCTTCAACGAATACCAGCAAGACAGTCTGTCGCTGGTGGACATCGACGACGTCTTGCGCACGGGCCAGGAAATCAGTGTCTCGCTCAGTGCGCTAGGCATGCCGAATTTTCACCAAGCGGCCAGGATCATCCAGCTTCAGCTCAACAAATCGGTTCGGGGCAATACTTACGTACAGTTCGAGACTAGCGTGCGAGGAGTCGGGCTCAAGCCCGGGGACCCGATCACGCTGACCTATCTGAAGGAAGGACTCCTGCGGCAGCCGTTCCGCGTGACGACGGTCTCTCCCGGGGTGAATTACCGGACAGTCGTGATTACGGCGCAAATCCACAACGACGAGTGGTACTCCGATTTGGCCGGCGACAGCAACCCAGGAACGAGGAGGCAGCCGAACTTCGAGCTGGGACTGCCGCGGCCGCTGTTGGGGAACGTCCTGGACGAAGAGGGCGAGCCTCAGTTCGAGATTCAGGAATCGTCGGATGAGGACGCGGGTGGTCAGACCAACACGTGGCTCAAGGCGGGATTCGTGGTTCCGCGCCGGCCGGCGACGGGCAACTCGGGAATCCCTCTCCTGAACTTGTCCCCGGTTGTTTCGGATTCCGGCGGCACACTGGGCGGAGACAGGACTTATTACTACGCGGTCAGCGCGCTCGGCGCCGACGGAACGGAGAGCCCACTCTCCTTTTTGGTGCGAGCGACGATTCCTTTCTCAACCGGGGCCAACAGTGTTCGGATTGACGGGCTGAGCTTCGCCCCAGGTACGACGGGGTTCCATGTCTATCGAGGCAGGGACCCGCTGCGCCTGTTTCGGGTTGCGACAGCGCAGCCCGTAGCAGCGTTCTTCGTCGACACAGGGTTGCCGAACCAGTTGGAGGCGCCGCCCGACGAGGACTACGATCATGCGAACTTCTACTGGCGGCTCGAGCTGCAACCCGAAGCGCCGGCCACGATTCACTCCGTAAGCACGATCGGCAACGAGACCCTCGAAATGCCGGTCAATGAGTACCGCGGGATGGTGGTTCGGATCACCCAGGGCGCAGGCAAGGGCCAAGAAAGGCCAGCGGCCGCCAACACCGCCACCGTTCTGACCGTTGCGCCGGCCTGGGGGACGGAACCGGACGGCTCAAGTAACTTCGTTGTTGCGGAGGCGGGATGGCATTTCGGCGCGCTGGGGAGCACGAGTCCGGTGGGCTTCGAGGTTCCGAGCCGGCCGGGGACTACGATCCACGTTTCCGGACGGGCGGCGAACGTCTGCGACAAAGAATGCGCTTACGAACTATCGCCACTTACACGGTGGCTGATCGGTGGCGGGGGCGGGACGCCCATGGATACCGCGCCCCCTGGGAAGCCGGTCTTCGGACTGCATCCGACAGGGCAAGGCACGGTCGAGGTGGTCGGCGTTGGATTCGAGGAACTAACAAACACACGCACGATCGCGGCCGGGACATTGGCACTCAACTACTGGGACGAACTTGACGGGGTTTCACCAGTACACCTGAGTCAGGTCTTGCATGCCGATGGGTCCAGTGTGTCGCTATCGGCCGTGGGTAGCGCGGTTGTGGGGTCCCTGATTCAGTTAGAGGGGGAAGTCCTGCGTGTGACCGAGGTGCTTGACGGGGGTCTGCGGTATAGCGTGGATCGAGGGGTACACAGCAGTACGGCCACAGAGCACAACCAGGGCACGCCGGTCGAGCACCTCAAGAGTAAGGTGTACGTGCTGCCTTTCTCGAGAGACTTCTTTGGAAGCCCGGCCAGCGGCAATTACAGCTACGCGGTCTTCCTTCCCGATGTGCGGATCGCCAGCGCAGAGTTGAGCGCGACGAACTCAAGAGGCACGAGCGAGCCGTCGCAGATTTGCCTCACAGCCAGTACGGATTTCGGATTGCGGACGCTCGCCGGCGGGCAGCTCTCCATTCAGGTGGAAGGCTACCTGGCGATTCACTCCGACGTCGCGCCGCCGCTGGTCATCGAAGAAACGCATTGCGCCCGCGACATCTCGGCAGTAGTGCGAGAAGCGCCGCAAGGAGCGCCTATCGAGCTCCGGCTGCGACAGAATGGCGACGAGTACTGCCGGCTCCTGATTCCGGCGGGCGCCGTAGTCTCCAATGTCGTTTCGGGTCTGGGCCTGCCACCTTTGGCTGTCGGCTCCCAAATCAACCTGGACGCCCTCTCCGTCCCGCAGGGTGGTTCGGGGACTCCAGGACGCGACTTGACGGTGACGATCCGGCTCTAG